CGCTCGTGCCACAGGCCAGTGGAGAGGTCGTAGACCCACGTTGCATTCGCGGAGGGAAACGTCAGGCAATAGAACGTGTGCCCCTGGTCGCTATACACCACCGCTTCAGCATCAGTGATGATGCTCGTCCGGGCATATCCCGCAATGGCCGTCTCCACCGCATACGTGCTGATGCGGGCGGGAACCAGCCCTGTCGCCGCGACCACAATCCCTGCGCCATCCGCGGTCTGTGACAACCACAGCATCTTGTCCGCGGCCAGCTTCACACTGTACGGCGCACAGGTGCCATACCCAAACACGCTGCCGGGAACCGGCTGGAACGGGAACGGCGATGTGCCCGCGTCATACCAGACCTCACCCGTCTGCTCCCCAATCAGCCAAATCTGCCGACTGCCATCGACCACCATCGCCTTCCACGGGTCCGGGGCAATGCTGCGCTGGGCATACTGCGTCAAATCCCACGTCGCGCCATCGTTCAGTTCGCTGATGTAAAACTTCGAGGCGGCACTGTCAAACGCCAAGAAGTAGCCGTCAATCATCCCCACCATCGTGGTGATGCCCGCCAGATTCGCCACCGCGCTCAACGTGTTGGTGCTAATCGTGAGCAGGTAGCCATTCGTGGCCGAGGCAATCAGGAGCTGGCCTCCCGCGTCCCCGTTGCTGGCAATGCCCGCAGGATTGGGATCATTCGACACCGTGCCGCTGGTCACAATCGAGGCGCTGTTGGTGACCAGCACCTGGTAGACGTGTGCCCCCATGACGGCAAAGCACCGACCGGCCATCGCGAACAACGCCCGGCAGTTGATGTCGCTGACCGTCACGTAACTCGCCTGACCCGGACAGGGATACAAGGCGGCGCTATAAGGAGACGCCGACGACTGAATCTGCTCGGGATACCAGTTGACCGTGCGCTCACAGTCCGCCCACGGGCTTTGGGACTCATTGGAGCCGTACACAAAGCCGGGATACTGCATGACTAGCTGTCCGAATAGATGTTGTAGTGCGGTCCCGAACCCCCGAAAATCAATCCTGCCACGCCGCTGGACAAGTCTAGCAGTCGCACATTGGCGCGTTTGATGTCGGCTTTACTTTCCATCGCGGCTTGCTGCAAGTCCGGCGTCAGCGGCGCATCAAAGGCGCTGGCGATTTCTTTCGCCAATCCCGTGCGAAGAAACCGCCGATACCCCGGCGGCAAACTGATCGTGTCGCTAATCGCCGCAAACTCTGCGACCGGCACGGGCGTGTAAATCACCCCTTGCAACGTGGTGTTGGTCGGAATCGGCCACAAATAGATCAGGCCCAATCCTGACGTGAAGGTCGGGTTGTAATACATGGCCTGCGGATACACCGAGGTCAACGCCTTCTGGGCAATGCCCGCATAGGCGTCTTCGGTCAGCAGCGGCCCAAGGTTGTATTCAATCGTCGGAGAAACGCTGGTGTCCTGAAACCCCACGTTGGTCACGCCCATCGGCCCCGTAGGACGCGCACAATTGATGACACCCCCCGACCCAATCGTGTAACTCGCAGCCGTCGAAATCGTCCAGGTTGTCCGAGCCTGACTGTAGACCGTCAGACCCTCTGTCGCTAGACCGTTGATCCAGTCATTCAAACGCGCCAGCGCATACGCGGCATCGTTGGCCGACACCGTCTCGCCGACCTGCAACACGCGCAAGTCTTGCAACGACGCCGTGATCAGTTCGCTAACTGTCATTAGACCTGATACAACGCATTCATCAACGTGGCCGTGGTCGTGGTGCTGTTCACCCGGATGCACTTCAGGGGCAGCAAGGTGCCTGCCGCGACCGTAAATGCCCCGGAACTGCCGTCTTCAAAGATCGCGACCACAATCCCCGCCCCGCCGACAAAGATCGCATCCGACGGGATCGCTTTTGTCGCGGCACTCGCGCTGTAGGTGCTGCCGTCGAAGTTGACGGTGTCGCTCTTGGTAATCAAGACCGACCGATTAAACGTGCCACTGGCTTGTGCCATTTACTGGACCTGTACCTTCCGCGGGCGTCCCGCTTTGCGCTTTTCGGGCAACGCAGGGAGATGTTCGTGCGTGGCGTCATCGGCCAGCTTCGCTTCCGCCTGCGCGACCTCGCCCATGCGCTGGTCCGTGAAATGCCGCATCGCCGCAATGTCCGCCATCGACCGCTGCGCCACTTCGTAGCCCGCAATCGCTAGGTCCGGCGTGTCGTACCAGCCCTGCTTCACTGACTTGTCCAGTTCCTCTTGGTTCTGGACAATCTGCTGACAGGACCGGGCAAACGCTTCACCCACCGCATCCCCGACCGCCGCGAGTGGATCGCCGCACATGATCTTGCCGTTCTCACGCGCACGGGCCTGATAGACCATCTTCGGGAACGGCTCGTAGCCGTTCGCGCCCATCCCGCCGTGGCGTTTCTGGGTGTTCCACTTTGTCATCTCGCGGGAGTATTCGCTGTCGGGATTGTGAATGATCGCCATGTGTCCTCTGAAAAGAGAGGGACGGCACGGTGCCGCCCCCCTTGTGAAAAGCCGAACCTACGCGACAGTGCCCGTGATGTTCGTGACGGTTCCGGCAATCGGAATCGCCGCAAACGCATTCCACAGACCGTTGCACGCCACACACTGCATGGCAATCGGGGCTGTCGCGTTGACCGTCACCACGTCGTAAGACGCGCCCGCGCCAGACAGCCCGCCCGTGAACGTCAGCACATGCGCCGCCGCGCCGTTGCCGATGATCATCAGCGTGGTGCCGTCCATGTCCTTCGTCGGGACAGGGACCGTCAGGGTAATGACCGATGTGCCATTGAGAATGACACGCAGGTCCGTGCCCGCTGCCGGAAGCGTCAGGGTCGAAGTGGCCGTGATGCTCTGCACCACCACCGCCCGAGACGCCTGATACGTCACGACTTCCTGCGCCGATGGGGTTGAGAAATCTGTCGCCGCCCCATGCGTCACATTGGCCGTGATCTTGTGCGCGACCGTCGCGCTGCCATCAATGCCACGCTGCACCGGCACCGAGGTGCCAGACACGTAGCTCTGCATGACCTTCATCATTTCCTGATCGACCAACACCAGTCGTCCCGCCGACACAGACGTAGCCGACGCGACCGTGATGCTGGTGTCGGCCAGGGCCACCGCCACCGACAGAGTCGTTGTTGCCAATGCCATGACTTAACCCCACACTCTCGCGGCAAGCCGCGCCTGAATAGTTGCCGCACCAATCAGGATGTCCAGACGGCTGGGATTCTGGTCCGTGCCAATCTGATACTGCTCAACCATCCGGATCGAGAACCCAAGTGCCTTGCTGCGTACCGTGGTGGACTCTGCGCCCGCTCCGGGCTTCATCAGGTCGGCCATCACGAAGGCAAACGCATCGGGGTGATAGACAAACGACTGCGGCGAGGTGGTCGTCGCCAGCGTGCCAGCCGTAGGCGAGGTCGCACCAAGGACCGTGACGACCGCGTTGTCCGCCGGGGACGCATCCACTGTCTGCAGCTGACCCGAGGTCACAATCGACGGGCTAATCGGCAGCGTAGCCATTGCGCCAGCGCTATCCGACGTGTCCGCCGTAACCACGAACTGCTGGAGACGACCCGTGGACGAGTAGGACAGCGGGTTCACGCTGTTCACGCCAGCGATGGTGAAAATGTCGCCCTTCTTGAGGGACGACGCGCCAGACGCCCAGCCGTCAATAGCAATCGTGCTGCCGGTCTGGCTTGCGCCGTTGACCAGTGGAGTCGACGCCGTAAACGTGCCGGTCGTGTGCGTCGGACGCACCGGGTCCTGCAGCCACTTATCCACGCCCAACTGCCGACGCCCAAACATGCCCTCTTCGTAGTTCTCAGAGATGATGGCCGTTGGGTTGAACAGCGACGAGGTGGTGTTGGCCAGCGTGGACATCGCCAGCGGGTCCAGCACCGCCACGCGACCCTTGAGCGGGGTCGAGAGGTCGGTCAGTTTGACGCCCGCCTGCAGATACGTAATGGTCGCGCTCGGCGTAGTGCCGGGGGTGCCCACCGCACTGTAGATGTCGCGATAAACCGCATTGAACGCCAGCACTTCTGCCGCGTTCGCCAGCGCCTCGGACCCCGGATCAACATACCGAGCACGGATGTTGTCCAGTTCAGTCGTCGCCTGCTGGCTGCTGTAGCCAAACGCGACGTTCTTCTGGTTGGTCAGCGAAATCGGCACCGTCTGGTCGTACAGGTTCTGCAGCTGCAGCGCCTGTCCGTCCGTCACGGTAAACCGCTGGGGCAGTCGGGCATTCACGGTATTGCCGACTTTCGCGCCAGCAATTTCGTACTGCGAATCGTAGGTCCGGTTGACGTTAGCCAGAAACACGAGCTTATTAATAAAGCCTCGTGCGACTTCCTTCGTCGTCCAGGACGGGGTGGCAAGTGTATTAGCCATCGATCATCCTCGCTTTAGAGAGTTATAGGCGACCCGCCTGACGGTCAGCAGCATTCATGCGACGGAAATGTTCGTCCATCGACAGGTCATCGCTGATCTCAAACGGGTCAGACACAGGCGGCGAGGTGCCCAGCGGCTTGATAGGCGCTCTCGCGTTACTGACGACTCGTGCTGGGCCGCGTGGTGAAGAAGCAGCTTCGAGTCGGCCTTCCAATTTCCCCATTTCCCGGTAGGTGTCTGCCGGGTGCAGCGTGGAGAGACGCTGAGATTCGTCGGGATGCGCGGAGAGCCACTGAAGGAGTTCAATCCCGAGCGGCGAGTCTTTGACCAGATGTTGCATGGGCAAACTCATCGGCGTGTCGGGGTTCAGCTCCGCATCCAAGTTGGGGTTCTTGTCACGCGCCGCCGTCAACCGGTCGGTCCACGCGGTATCCATCTGGGTCTGATACTGCTGGACGCGGGACTGCTGGTCGCGCTCCTGTCGCTGCGTCTGGCGCTCTTCATCGCGGACATCCGAGACAAAGGTCGCCATCGCCATCGAGTAATCTTCGTAGGCGTCAAACTGATCGACAGTCGGGACGCCCGGCATCGCCTTGAACCGCGCCCATTCACTCCCGTGGGCCGGGGGCGGCGTTGGCTCTGTTTCTGGCGCAGGCGGACGCGACAGTTCCGCGATCCGGGCTTCGGCGGCATCGGCCCGACGTTCCGCGGCCCGTTGCTTGCCGACCGCAGACGAAACCGCCTCGGACGCGCTGTCGCTGCGATTCCGACGTTTCTCTGTGGGTTTCTCAACTGGCGCGACCGCGATGGGCGCAGAAGCTTCTGAATCAGCCGCGGGGGGATCGTCGGCAAAGGCGGATTGAATCTGGTCCACGGTCTCGTGGTTGGAATCAATCGTGATGTCGCCGTCGGTGACCTGTCCTGCGTCTGTCGTCATACGCCTCTCAAAAAAAGGGGGGACCTAAAACAAAAGGCGCGTCTCACGGCTATCTGCCGGAAACACGCCCCCTTGTCGTGTGTCCCCTTGTCGTCTCACCCGCCGGGGAGCGGTTGTCGGCGCGGTCATGAGTCGCGCCCGAGTGAGAACGTCAGCT